AAGCCGTGCTCCCGAGCGTAGAGTGTTCTATATCGATGTTGGTAATATGCCAACAGTTAAAGCGGAACAGTATGTCCGTGATATCATGGTCAAGTATCGTAACAAGTTGGTTTACGATTCAAACACTGGTGAGATTAGAGACGACCGTAAGCATCTATCAATGCTTGAAGACTTCTGGTTACCACGCCGTGAAGGATCAAAAGGAACTGAAATTAGCACACTAGAAGGCGCTCGTAACCTTGGTGAGCTAGAAGATGTTAAGTATTTCCAGACCAAGCTATACAAGTCACTTGGTGTTCCCGTCTCTCGTCTAGAACAGAATAACGGATTCTCACTTGGTCGTACCACAGAAATCACAAGAGACGAACTAAAGTTTAATAAGTTCGTTACCCGTCTTCGTAACAAGTTTGCTTCATTGTTCGATGAAGTTCTCCGTGTGCAGCTAGTTCTTAAGAATGTTTGTACCGAAGAAGAATGGAACGAGTTTAAAGAAGATATTTGGTATGACTTCAAGAAAGACAATAACTTTGACGAACTTAAAGAGGCAGAGCTTATCAATGTTCGTCTCGATACACTAGTTAAGGTCGATCCTTTCGTCGGTAAGTATTATTCTATCATGTGGGTTCGTAAAAACATTCTTCAACAGACAGATGATGACATTGAAGAAATGAATGCCCAGATGGAGGAAGAAGGACAGGTTCAGGCGCAGATTGACCAGCAAAACGCCGAAGTGATGGCACAGCAACAGCAACAAGATATGCAAAATCAGATTGCTTTTGGTGCTCAACAGCAAATTGCTCAGGCACATGTTCAGAAAGAAGTGGACAAGATTGCTGGACCAGATCAGGAACCAGGTAAGGCAGAAACAGCAAGCCGTGATCATGAATCCAACATGATGGATAAGAAGATCAAACTTGCAACTATTCAGTCTAAGAAGGGTTCTACACCTCCTAAGAAAGAACCAGCTAAGAAGAAAAAGACTGTAGCAGAAGAAGCAAAAGATTTAGGACTGGTCTATGTTGGTAGTGGCAAGTATGCTGCACCTAATGGCACAGTAACACACCTCAACGAGAATGGCATTCTAGTGCCACATAAGGATTAATCATGTCTCTAAAAAGCACCGATGTAAGAACACTAGGCAACGAAGCGATTGCAAAGAAGTTTAAGATTTCTTTAGCAAGAGTTCGTGACCTTGTTAAGAAAGGTGCGAAGCATGAAAAAGAACATAATACTAATCAGAAAAAGGCAGAGCAAGTTGCTAGGGATCATATAGGTGAAAGACCTGATTACTATGCAATGCTTGATAAGGCCGATAAAGCAGATAAGAATAAACTTAAAGAAGAAATTGGTACAAGTGCTGTTAGAGGACTAGGATATGTCACTGGTGATCCCGGTGTAAATCCAGTAGAACGATACACCACTACAAACATGATGGCATATAATGATCAGAATGGAAACAACTTAAAGTATATCAAAAACAAACATTATAAATATCATAATGATAAGTTAGGTTTTAAAGCATTTGATCCAACTAAAATGGATGCAAATAAGAACTTTGGTAACATTGCAGAAGAAAAGCTGAATGAACTAGGCGAATACGATCATAATGGTGGAGTTAATGTTGTTGGCGATCTTACAGGTAACACCAGAAGGGTAGCAAAAGTGGAAGAGAAGAACGATCTTAAAGGTGCTTGCTGGAAAGGCTATACAGCCAAGGGACTAAAGAAAAAGGGTAACCGTATGGTACCTAATTGTGTTCCTACAGAGCAAGTCGAAGCCAGTGTTTCTCGTTATACAGAGAGAGCAACATACGAAGAAAATAAGTATCCCACTTCTACTGAACGAGGCATCTACCAAGAAGATTGGCAGTCAGTTAATCGCAAGGACAAGACAGACGGTCTATCGCAAAAGGCAGTTGATGCATATAAGAGAGAGAACCCAGGTTCTAAACTACAGACAGCAGTAACAGAAAAGAACCCTAAGGGCAAAAGAGCGTCCCGCCGTAAGTCATTCTGTTCACGCATGGGTGGAATGAAGAAGCGTCTAACATCTGCTAAGACTGCAAACGATCCCGATTCAAGAATTAATAAGGCACTACGCCGTTGGAATTGTGAAGAAAACTTCAACAAACCAGACACAAGATATGCACCAGGTGCTACAGGTACAACCAAAACAATCTACGAGGAAACTAAAATGAATAACAAAGAAATTATTCAAGAGGCATTTGACAATATCCTTGAGAATAACCTTGACGATATGAGAGAAAACTTCCAGGCTATTCTTCAAGAAAAGACTATCGAAAAGCTAGAAGAACGCAAGAAGGAAATTGCTTCTAACTATTTCGCACAGTAAGGAACAAAGATGAAAACTCTTAAACAGATTCGTGAAGAATATGATACCAAAGATCATAGTGTTTTAAATGAAGCATCTGGTAAGTCAAACCCTGTTAAAGCAGGATTTCCAAACATGCCTTCTATGCTATTGTTTAAGAGAGTGACATATAGAATTTATCCTAACAACCAGTTAGTTGCTCTTTACTATTCAAGAATGATCGACAAGTATCTCACTATTCCTTTCAGCAAGGAAGGCGTTCTACAAATGTCGGAAGCAATTGTTCATGATTCGGAAGAACAACTAAACGAACTTCTCGGTCCTGCACTAGCAGTTGGCGGTGAAATGATTGCTGGCGCTGCTGGTAGAGCTATTACAACAGGTGCAGCAAGGGCAGTCACAAGCGGAGCCGGTAGAGCATTAGTTCGTGGTGGAGCAGGAAGAGCAATCGAAAGAGCCGTAACTAAAGTTGGCGGTAAAAAAGGTCTTAGAGCTTATAGATCAATAAAGAAAAACATTACTGCTCCTTCTTCTGGCGATGATAGTCAATCATCATCTACACCAGCACCAATAAAGCAATCTAAAACGGGTGATGTTAGTTATGAAAAACCAAAAACTGGTAGTTCATGGACTTCTAGACAAAAGCAAATTCAAGAAAACAAAATTACAGACATTCGCAAGATGGTTAAAGAAGGTATTGATTCAAAAGATTTAAATATCAATGGAAGAACAATTACCCTAAATAACAGTATGGCTAAAAGAATACTTGAAGTTTATGACTCGGTCAATACTAGAAACAAAAAGATCGTAGAGAACATGTTGAACGAAGACCTTGAGTCCTTCAAGAAACTATTAAACTTTTCAATTAGGAATTAACAATGGCAAACATTCTATACAAACAAGTTTTGGTAGACACTAATAGAAGATCACTTGTCAAGTGGGTCGGTGTCTCTGACGGTACAGCAGAAGCAAATACTGTATTGCTTGATGTTGCATCATTAGCATTTTCAATGAATGCTAATAATCAGATTCTAGGAACTGGCACTGACAGAAAGTCACTTTATAGAACATCAATTAAGAGAATTTATGGACAAGGCGTTTTCAAAAATAAGGGACATATCTTTCTAAAGTGGCAGGGCACTAATGGAGAGAACATTCCTTTTGTTGCAGTCGGTGACGGAAGTTTTGACTATAACTTTGAAGTTGAAGGTATGTCTGCTGCCATTTCAATTGTCGATTCTGCTAATAGCACGGGTAATATCGTATTTTCTTCTGCTGGTAATACAAACGGCGATGCTCTAACTCTATTCATTGACCTCAAGAAAGATGGTCGTGATTATGATCAAGGACAGACCGCAGCACCAAGAGATTTCAACTACGGCGTAACAGGTAGAGGTCAGTAATATGAGCGAACTTCTCGACGCCATCCTCAATAAAAATCTAGTAGAAGCAAACGAATATTTCGAGGATCGTATCGATTCTATTCGTGAGCAGAAACTATTAGAAGTCAAAAGATCACTAAACTTAACCGAGCTAATGGGTTATCGTGGTTATGGCGCTAAGTCTGGTCCTCTTGTAGGCAAATCAGATGCAGAGAAGAAGGCTTATTGGAAGGCTAAGATTGCTCAGAGAAAAACTGAAAAAGAATATCAAGCTACCACAACACCAAAGGGATTTGGTAAAGGTGGAAAACTTTCTCCAGCAGATATTGAAGCCCGCAAGAAGGCTGGCTATAAAAGAGCAGCAGATGTTCTAGATAAAGAAAAGAAAAAGCCAGAAGCAAAGCATGGTCTAAGAGACGCATCGACCGAGAAAAGAAAAGAAAAAATGAAGCCTAAGGCCCCTAAGGCAGAGCCAGAAGCACCAGAAGTTAAACTAACTGGTGAACCTAAGTCTCTTGGTCGTCGCATTCATGATAAAGCTGGTGAGACATTAGGTAAGATGACAGGCGTTAAAGGTCGCCCAGTAACAGTTAAAGACTTTGCAAAGCATGTTGCTAGTGCCATCCAAGCTGGTAGAAGTTAAGGAATAAATAGATGAAACTCATTAGAGAAGAAATTCAAGATATTCAATATCTGGTAGAATCAGATGGTAAGGGTGGTAAGAACCATTATATCACCGGTATCTTCATGCAAGCAGAAAAGCAAAATCGTAACGGTCGTGTTTATCCTATGAGCGTTCTTTCAAAAGAAGCAGATCGTTACAATAGAGAATATGTTCAAAAGAACAGAGCATTTGGTGAACTAGGTCATCCTGAGAATCCTCAAATCAACCTAGATCGTGTGTCCCACATGATTACATCATTGAAACCTGACGGGACTAATTTTATTGGTAAAGCAAAAATTTTGGATACTCCTAACGGAAAAATTGTTAAGAGTTTATTAGATGGTGGTGCAAGTCTTGGTGTGTCAACAAGAGGCGTAGGGTCTCTTAGACCATATAATGGATACCAACAGGTACAAGACGACTATAAGTTAGCAACTGCGGCAGACGTTGTTGCTGATCCTAGCGCACAAGACGCATTCGTTCGAGGCATCATGGAAGGTAAGGAGTGGATTTTTGAAAATGGTAACTGGAAAGAACAAGATTACTATCGTGCAAAGAAACTCATTACTGAGGCATCAAAACACGATATTGAAGATGTCGCCTTGAAGATTTTCGAGAACTATATCTCAAAACTTTGAAAATACTAAATAACAATTAGGAATAAAAGGAGTATCATTCCAATGGCATCATTAACAGAAGCAGCAAAGGCTGTTCTAGAGGGAAAGACTCTAGGGGAAGGTTATGGTAGCAATCCTTATCCATCAGTGGGTAATGGTGGCGTATCGAATCCTGATCCTGTAGATCCTTCTACCGCTTCAACAGGCAATGCTAAGACACTACGCCCAGGTTCAAAGATGAAAGAAGATAAGAAGCGTTCACAGAACGGTGCTGGTTCTTCTGATAATGCTGATTTCGAAGGTCAGCAGCAGGATATTGGTGGACAGACACCAACTTCACTTCCATCAGGCAATCTAGGCGCTGCCGCTGCATCAGCAGTTGGTAAGGATTCTTCTCGTGCTGGTAAGGGTTCAGTTGCACCCGAGCCAACTAAGAAGCTATCAGAAGATGAAGTAAATGAAGGTGAAGTAGTTGAAGAAGAAAATGCTCCAACTCTAGCCGAGCGCATTAAGGCTCTTAAAGAAGCCCGTAAGCACGACAAAGAAGAAAAAGAAGACAAAGAAGAAAAAGAAGATGAAGATGAGAAGCACGAAGGTAAAGAAAAGTGCGATGAAGAACTAGAACTTTCAGAAGAACTAGAAGACTTTATTGCAGAAGCCATCGAAGCTGGTCTTGATGAAGAAGAAATTCTTGCTGCTATCGATGAGAACTTTGAGTTCGTCTCAGAGGAATCAGATGAGATTGCAGAATCACTAGAGACATACGAAGTTGATATGTCAGAGCATGTTGATGCCCTTCTAGAAGGTGAGAACCTTTCTGAGGAGTTCCATGCTAAGGCAACAACAATCTTCGAAGCAGCCGTTAAGGCAAAGCTAGAAGAGGAAGTAGCTCTACTAGAGCAGGCTTATGCCGAAACTCTAGAAGAAAGAGTTGCTGAAATCTACGAACAGCTATCAACCGACGTTGATGACTATCTAAACTATGTTGTTGAACAGTGGATTGAAGAAAATGAAGTTGCTGTTGAGTCCGCTCTCCGTAGCGAACTTACAGAAGATTTCATCAGTGGTCTTCGTGCCCTATTCGCTGAACACTATATCGACATTCCAGAGGATTCTGTACCTGTAGTTGAGGAACTATCAGCAACAGTTGAGGAACTAGAAGCCAAACTTAACGAAGAAATTGAGCGCAATGTTGCACTATCATCTGCACTTAACGAATCACGCAAGTATGAGCTAGTTTCTGCTGTTTGTGAAGGTCTAACATCAACTCAGGCAGAGAAGCTAAAGGGTCTTGCCGAGAACGTTACCTATACATCAGACGAAGAATTTATCGATAAGATTTCAACACTAAGGGAGAACTATTTCCCAACTGCTGTTAAGGCAGATGGCGTTCTAGACCTAGTTGAGTCAAGCGATCCATCAGTAATCAACGAGAGCAATCTTGAAGGTCCAATGGCTCGTTATGTTCAGGCCCTTGGCAGAACTCTCCCAAAGTAATTTAAACTAACTTTAGTTAACAGAAAGAAGGAAACTAAAATGTATTTAACAGAACAGCTAGAAAACAAGTGGTCCCCAGTTCTTGACCACGACGGCGCTGGTAAGATCAAGGATGCTTATCGTCGTGCCGTTACTGCCGTTATTCTTGAGAACCAGGAAAAGGCAATGGCTGAGGAAAGCCGCACACTAAACGAAGCCGCTCCAACTAACTCTGGTGGTGGTCTAGGTACCGGAACTAATGTCGCTTCATACGACCCAATTCTTATCTCCCTAGTTCGCCGTGCGCTTCCAAACCTAATCGCTTATGACGTTTGCGGCGTTCAGCCAATGACCGGTCCAACCGGCCTAATCTTCGCAATGCGTTCAAAGTATAAGTCAATGGGTGGCAGCGAGGCTCTATTCTATGAAGCCAATACTGCTTTCTCATCACAGAATGCAACCGGTAATACTTCTGCTCTTAACGGTTCACAGCCAGCCGGCAACAATAACCCATTCGCAGAAGGTGCTAACTGGACTGCTAACTCATTCCCAACTGGCGTTGGTATGACCACAGCACAGGCAGAAGCACTAGGCGATGCAGCTTCAAACGCATTCGCTGAAATGGCTTTCGCCATCGATAAGGTTACTGTTACTGCTCGCAGCCGTGCGCTAAAGGCAGAATACACCACCGAGCTTGCTCAGGATCTTAAGGCAATTCACGGCCTTGATGCTGAGACCGAGCTAGCCAACATTCTCTCAACAGAGATTCTTGCTGAAATCAATCGTGAGGTTATCCGCACAATTTATCGTTCAGCAACAGTTGGTGCTCAGTATGGTGTTACAACCGCTGGTACATTCGATCTTGACACAGACTCAAACGGCCGTTGGTCAGTTGAGAAGTTCAAGGGACTTATCTTCCACATTGAGCGTGAAGCTAATGCTATTGCTAAGGCTACCCGCCGTGGTAAGGGTAACGTTCTGATCGTTTCATCAGACGTTGCATCTGCTATGGCTATGGCTGGTGTTCTTTCTTACACCCCAGCCCTATCAGCCGACCTAACCGTTGACGATACTGGCAACACCTTCGTTGGTATGCTACACGGCCGTATTAAGGTTTATATCGATCCTTACTTCGGTGGTTCAGCAAACGGCGACGAGCTAGTAACCGTTGGTTATCGTGGTTCTTCACCATTCGACGCTGGTCTATTCTACTGCCCATACGTTCCACTACAGATGGTCCGTGCAATCGGTCAGGATACCTTCCAGCCAAAGATTGGCTTCAAGACTCGTTACGGCATGGTTGCTAACCCATTCGCAACCACCGCTGGTGACGGCGTTGTTGGTAGCCGTGATGTTTCCGGTCAGGCAAACATCTACTACCGTATCTTCCGTGTTCGCAATCTAACCTAAGTTAGATGCGTGGCGAAAGCCAAAACTTAAGAGCGGGGCCTTCGGGCTCCGCTTTTTTTATGACTAAATAACTGACGGAGGAATCTAATGACAACCAAATCAGTTCTGACAACTACACCAGAGAATACATCTATTCTTCAACCTACGAAGTTTACTTTCTTTATTCCTGATAAGCCATTTCTAAGATACTTTTGTCAGACAGTCACAATTCCTTCTGTGTCATTAACTCCTATTGCTGTTCCTACTCCTTTCGTTGATACATATAGACACGGCAGTAAAATGACATTTGAGCCATTAGTGATTACCGCATTGATGGACGAAGATTTGCGTGTATGGCATGAAACATACAAGTGGATGAATAGTCTAGGACAATCTTCTAATCTTGATAAGTATCCAAGAAGATCATTGAAAGATACTAATCCTCTTTACTTTGATGGATATCTAACAATCAATACAAACTCTAACAATCCTAATATTCGTATCAAATTCTTGAACTGTCACCCCACAGATGTTGGCGGTATCAACTTTGACACCAAGCAAGATGCTGATAACATTCCTACCGCAGACTTCACATTCCGTTACGATGTGTTTGAAATTGAACGCTTGACATAACCGTTTATTTCCACTATAATTGTTAGTATTTTTGTCACATGGAGGTATGCGGTGAATCTTAAACCACCAGTAGCTATTGAAGATTTGATGAAGGAATGGTCAGAGGATACTAAACTCGATTCTTCCGCTATTGATTTGGAACTCTTGAAGATTTCCAATCTACACGGTAAGTATCTTAACATTATGTCCTATCATCGTCATCTTGTCCGTAAGATAGATACGGACTTTAAAAACATGAAAGGCTTGCGTGAAGATTACTATGCTGGTCATCTTACACAGGAAGAATGTGATAAGCGTGGTTGGGAGTATATGCAGCATGTTCATTCTAACCCCAAGATTGCTAGACTACTCGAAACTGATCCCGAACTAAATAAACTGTTGCTTAAGAAAATAGCACACGAAGAAATTGTCTCCTATTGCGAGTTTGTTCTTAAATCTCTAAACAATCGCACATGGGACCTAAAGACATACACAGACTATAGAAAGCACTTTGACGGTAGATAATGGAACACTTGATCATTAGGAATTTGAATGAGTCTTATATTCATGTCACCTGTAGTGAAGGTGTAGCATGGGAACTCAGAGACGCATTCTCATTCCGTCCTCCCGGGTTTCAATTTGTCCCTTCTTACAAAATGAAACTCTGGGATGGATATCTTCGCCTCTTTGATGCCAATAAGCGTATCATTCTTCGTGGTCTTGCTCCTCAGGTAATGGAGTGGATACGCAAGAGAGGTTATACCTATGAGTATGAGGATGAACAGTATGGCACATCATTTTCAGTGGAAGAAGCAAATGAGTTTATTGAAAAACTCAACCCCAAGCATCCTCCTAGAGACTATCAGCTTAACTCTTTCGTTCACGCAATACGCTCTAAGCGTCGTCTTGTGCTGTCTCCTACTGGTTCAGGCAAGTCTTTGCTTCTTTACTTGGTCTCTATGTATTTGCTTACCAAAGGGAAGAGAGGTCTTATCATCGTTCCTAGGTCGGCGCTTGTAGAACAGTTATTCTCCGACTTTCAAGACTATTCTGTAAAGAATGGTAAGGATATGAATAAGTATTGTTGGAGAGTATATTCAGGTCGTGATAAAGAGGCAGAGCATCCTATCATCATATCTACCTGGCAGTCACTACAAAGATTACCTAAAGAATACTTTCAGAAGTTTGATTATGTAATCTGTGACGAAGTTCATCAAGCACAAGCAAAGGCACTATCTGATATCATTTCTAAGTGTACCAATGCTGCGTATCGTATCGGTGTTACTGGTACTCTATCTGGTGCTAAGACGCATGAATGGGTGCTTACC